CAGGAACCATCGAACACTTGTTGAAAAATGTGCCTGCATTGGACAAATCTCGGATCGATGATGTGATTGTCGGAAATGACATGCCGGAAGCAGAACAAGGACTGAATATTGGCCGACTGATTTCTTTGATCGGAGCCGTAGAAGGCCCCGGAACAGGCACATCAGATTCGATACCTGCAAGGCTATCGGATGGTGAATTTGTTTTCACCAAAAAAGCAACAGACCAACTAGGCACAGAACAGCTTCAAACTATGATGGATGATGCTGAACGTGCTTATGATGGAGGTCTGATGCAAAAGTACATGGGCGGAAGCATTCTTAGCGGCATGCAGGACGAGATGACAGACCCTGATAAGGCAGTCCACGACCAAATGCTTGCAGCGAATGCAATGCCTAGTGTACGAAAAAATAGATAAGGCCACCCGTAAGGCCCCTTATCACAACCTTTAACCTAGAGGCCACCTTGTAGTATCAAGCCCTATTTAGCAGTCGCGAGTTAAGTAGCTACCTTGAAAAGACGACAAGCCCCAAAAGGAGCAGTGACAATGAGTGAAGTACAAGAAACACAACAAGAAGAAACGGCAAATCCATACAACATGAGAAAAGACTATGGCGGCAAACAAGACGCTCCTTTTCAAAGTGCTGATGGAGTTTACCACGAACCTAGTCAGGCCACCTCTAAAGCAGCCCCTGATGAAGAAAACGCTAATTATAAAAAGCGATACGACGACTTAAAAAAACACTACGATACTAAGATTAACGAGTTTAAACAGAAAGAACAAGAACTTCAAGCCGAAGCTCGAATGACACAGCAAACTGAACAGGCCGTTCGTCACGAGGATGCAGTTGAAGCAGAACAAGTTCAAGACGAGTATGTAGAACCGACACCCGCTGTAGAGACTAATGATAGACTCTCAGCACTTGAAGAACGTGAAGCCAAGATTGCACGTAAAGAAGCAGAACAAACTCTTTACTCCGCACATCCTGACTTTTCAGATATTCGACAAAGTGATGAATTCCATTCGTGGGCTAAGTCACAGCCGGAAAGTATTCAGGAGTGGGTGTATAATAATCCAGATAACGTAGAGTTAGCAGTCAAAGCTATTGATTTATATAAATTAGAAAGTGGTATTCAAGTTTCTAAAGGTACTTCGCAAAAGTCACAAACTTCGACCAAAGCTTCGGCGGCTGATATGGTATCAACTAAAACAACTACTGTTGATGCTAAAGAAGCTAAAGTATGGTCACAACGGGAAATTGCTGCCCTGTCTATGGCTGATTATGATAAGTATGAAAAAGAAATTGATTCGGCCATTATAGAAGGCAGAGTAGTAGCTTAAATTTATAATTGTCTTTTAATAAGGAAAACATAACATGGCTCAATATTTTGAACCTTCAACAGATACAAATGCTAACTTTGCGAACTCTGTCGCTGGACAGACTAATTCGTACTTCTTGCCTGCTGTTTACTCGAAGAAAGTTCTTAACTTCTTCCGTAAAGCATCGGTTGCAGAAGCTATTACTAACACTGACTATGAAGGTGAAATCTCTGCCTTCGGCGATTCTGTACGAATCATTAAAGAGCCAGTAATTAGCGTTAGCGCCTATACTCGTGGTAGCGACACTACTGCTACTAAGCTAACTGACCAAGAAATCAATCTGGTTGTTGACACAGCCAACGCTTTCAAGTTCATCGTAGACGACATCGAAACTTCTATGTCTCACGTAAACTTTAAAGAAGTTGCTGCTTCATCTGCTGCTTACGCTTTGCGTGACGCATTTGACACTGCTGTAATTGCTGCTGGATTCTCTGGTCTATCTGCTTCTAGCCCTGACCATACTCTCGGTACTGATAGCGCCACTCACCTCGGTGCTGGCGTATATGACGGCTCAGGCGCAGTTGGCTTAGACGTAACTGACCCTCTTGATTTGCTGGCTAAGTTTGCCCGTCTTCTTGACGAGCAGAACGTACCAGAAGAAGGTCGTTGGGTAGTTGCACCTCCTAGCTTCTACGAAGAACTGTCTCAGTCTGGCTCTAAGCTATTGTCTGTTGACTTCAATGCTGGTCAAGGCTCCATCCGTAACGGTCTCGTTACTTCTGGTAAGCTTCGTGGCTTCAGCATGTACAAGTCTAACAACGTAGCTTCTCCAAGCAACGCTGATGGCAAGATTCTAGCTGGACACATGTCAGCTATTTGTACTGCACAGACTATCACCAGCACTGAAGTCATTCGTGACCCAGATAGCTTCGGTGACATCTGTCGTGGTTTGCACGTATTCGGTGTTAAAG